GCGTGAATATGGAGCAGTTCATTCAGGGGCCAAAGTCCTATCACCCAGCAATGCAGGCACTAGAGGTGGCCTACCTAAACGGACGGCTTGCGCACGGCAATGACCCCATCCTGAACTGGTGCGCTTCCAACCTAGTTGCGCGAGAAGATGCCAACTTGAACAAGGCTCCAGACAAGAAGCATGCCGCCGAAAAGATCGATGACATGTGCGCACTCTTGATGGCGATTGGTCGATCGCTTGTGGATGCCCCAAAGTCCCCCGACTACAAAATAATGTTCCTCTGACGTTTTCGGTTAATATCTCGGCAATTGTTCAACATCTGACGGTAAACGCATGCAACGCGCGTACTCTGTTCTTTCTGAGAAAGCGGTTACCGAAGATGCGGACTTCGTCTACATCGAGGGGGTGGCCACGACTCCGACGCCGGACCGCGTCGATGACGTGGTAGAGCCCATGGGCGCGCGGTTCCAAACGCCCATGAAGCTTTTGCTCAACCACGATCATCACCAGCCAGTCGGTAACGTCACTTTCGCAAAGCCAACCGCCAAGGGAATCCCCTTCAGGGCTGAACTCCCGGTGATCCGCGAAGCTGGCCGTTTGAAAGATCGCGTTGACGAAGCAATCCATTCGCTCAAATACGGCCTGATTTCCGCTGTATCGATTGGCTTCCGTCCGGTTGCCGGCGAGACTGAACGGCTGAAATCTGGCGGTATCCGCTTCAAGGTTTGGGACTGGTTTGAACTCAGCCTTGTGGCGATCCCGGCCCAGTCCGAAGCGATCATCACCGCAATCAAAAGCATCGACCAGCGCCAGCCTGCCGCGACCGGCAAGAAAGCTGCCGTGAAGTCGGTGCAGTTGGAGTATCCCGGCGACTCGGGAAAGCAACCTGCCACATCCCGTGGCGCCGTGAAACTTCTCTAAAGGAAACCATCGTGAAGACGATTCAAGAACAGATTCAGGCTCTCGAAGCCACCCGCGCGGCCAAGGCCGCGCGCATGAATGAAGTCATGACCAAGGGTCTTTCTGAAGGCCGCTCGACCGATGCGGCAGAGTCGGAGGAATTCGACACGCTGGAAGCAGAGCTGAAGACCATCGACGCCGACCTGGTGCGCCTGAAGAAGCTGGAAGCCCTGAACCTCTCGACCGCCACGCCTGTCGTCGCCAAGTCTGGCGAACAAGCCACCCAGACACGTATGGGTGTGCAGGTCAAGAACACTGAGAAACTGGAGCCGGGCATCAAGTTCGCCCGCTACGCCTCGTGCATCGCGCTCGCTAAGGGCAACATCATGCAGGCCCAGCAAATTGCCATGAGTCGCTACGGCGACGACGTGGAAGTCAACGAGCGCATCAAGGCCGCTGTGCTGGCCGGCACGACCACGGGCGCAACCAACGCCGCCCCACTGGTGCGTTCGGAAAACTTCGAAGGCGACTTCGTCGAGTTCCTGCGCCCGCAGACCATCATCGGCAAGTTCGGTGAAAACGGCATTCCTTCGCTGCGCCGCATCCCGTTTAACACCCGCATCATTGGTCAGACCTCGGGCGGCGCCGGTTACTGGGTTGGTGAAGGTGCGCCGAAGCCGCTGACTGCCTTTGACTACTCTGCAGTCGAACTGCGCTGGGCAAAGGTTGCGAACATCGCTGTTCTGACCGAAGAACTGCTGCGCTTCTCGACCCCATCGGCTGAACGGATGACCCGTGACGCACTGGCCGCTGCCCTGATCGAACGTCTTGACCTTGACTTCATCACGCCTTCAAAGGCTGCTGTCGCCAACGTGTCGCCGGCGTCTATCACCAACGGCGTCACCCCGATTGTGTCGACCGGCACGACCGAAGCCAACCTGCGCACCGACCTGAAGGCGTTGTGGGCCAGCTACATCACGAACAACATCGACCCTTCTTCGGCGGTGTACATCATGAACCCGCGCACGGCTCTGTCGGTGTCGCTGATGCAGAACCCGCTGGGCCAATCGTCGTTCCCTGGTCTGACCATGAACGGCGGTACGCTGCTGGGCGTCCCGGTCATCGTGTCCAACTATGTGCCGGTTGCAACCGCTGGCGCGCTGGTGATCCTGGCAAACGCTTCGGACATCTATCTGGCCGACGACGGCCAGGTGTCCATCGACGCAAGCCGGGAAGCCTCGCTGCAAATGGACAACGCGCCGACCAACAACAGCGCGACGGCCACGCCGACCACGGTGGTGTCGATGTTCCAGACCAACTCGGTTGCCCTGCGCGCAGAACGCTACATCAACTGGGCCAAGCGCCGGCCGCAGGCCGTGGCCTTCCTGTCTGCTGTGAACTGGGGTTAAGTTCTGCCATGTAGCCCGCTTCGGCGGGCGCATTTCTCGGGCGGGACTAGCACAGGCCGTGTTAGCCCGCCCTCTTTTTTAAGGGGTGCCCATGGAAAAAGAAGTCAAAGTTTTCGACGCCCAGACCGGCGAAGAAAAAGCCATGGAACAACGCTTTGCAGCCATCCTGACGCGTGCCCATCCGCAGCGGTACATGACGCGCGAGCTGCGCGCGTTGGAAGAGGCTCCGCGCGCGCTTGAGGCTGATCTTGTTTCCGAGGTCATGCGCCGTAAACCGGGCCGCCCACGTAAAGACGTGGAGTAAACCCCGTGTTGCCGTTCATTGGCTTTATTGAGACAGCCGGTTTTATTGGCAAGGGCAATGGGGAGGCGCAAGCGCCAGAATCAACCCCAGATGCTGACATTGCAGATTACCTTTCAAGGGTTGCGGCTGCATCTGGAACGCTGACGGCCGGAGAGGAATCTGCGATCCGCGCTTTTGTCACAAGCGCCAAGACCTCAAGCAATGCCTACTGGTCAAGTCTGTCGATTTTCCAGCCTATGGCCGGGGACGCAAACGCCTCTCTTGTGAAGCTCAAAGGCGCGACGGCTGACACCAACGTGGGCACGACCTACGCTGCCGCCACCGGGCGCACGTCGAACGGCACAAGCCAATACCTGAATACGAACTTCATCCCGACTGGCGCGACGGGTGGTATTTCTATTTACTTGCGCACAACCATTGCTAGTTCTACTACGCTCCGAGTGCCAATCGGCGTTCGGGACGGGGCAAACACGCAGGTATTCAGGCTAACTGCCAACTCCAATAGTGCGGGTGCTGCGTCTTCTGGTGGGGTGGCCGGCGTCTGGGGTGGAGCGTCGCCGGGGCCGTTCCCTGCCACGACGGGCGGAATGACTTTTGGCTTCTGGCACAACTCGCGCACTGATTCAACGACCCATAACCTGTTTGAAAACGGTGTGCTTATGGGGTCATCAAGCACGGCGACAACCCCGGCTTCTCCGGGGTTCCCGCTGTTCGTTTTCGCAAACAATGGCGGCGGGACTGCGGGCGCTTATGTGACTGCAAGCACATCGGTCGGCTGTTATGGCGTAGATACCGGGATGACCGAAGCGCAGGCCGCCGACTACTACACGCACGTTCAAACGCTAATGACCGCACTTGGACGCAACGTCTAACACGCTGCGTCACATAGAATGACGCATGGGGACACTAGGCCAATGAATATTCTGAGCACTGTCGGTCAAGCGGTACGCAACCTAGCCACCAAGGCCGGCATTCTTGCGCCGGTTGATACCCGTGGCGGGTGGTGGCCGATTGTGCGGGAGCCTTTCGCCGGCGCCTGGCAGAAGAACGAGGAATGGCGCCTTGATTCTGTCCTGGCCTACCCCGCCGTCTTCGCCTGCATTACCCAAATTAGCAACGACATCGCTAAGCTCGGGTCTCGGTTGATGCGACTGGAAGCTAACGGCATCTGGACCGAAACCAGCAGCCCGGCATTTTCCCCCGTCCTGAAGAAGCCGAACCGCTATCAGAACCACATCCAGTTCAAGCAGTGGTGGATGATGTGCAAGCTCCAGCACGGCAACACCTACGCGCTCAAGGAACGCGACCAACGCGGGGTTGTGGTCGCGCTGTACCTGCTCGACCCTACGCGGGTGCAGGTTCTGGTGGCTGACGATGGATCGGTGTACTACCAACTCAATCAGGACAACTTGTCCGGGTTGACAGAAGTCAACGTGACGGTTCCGGCCTCTGAAATCATTCATGACCGGCTGAACGAACTTTTCCACCCGCTGGTGGGCGTGTCCCCGTTGTTCGCGGCTGGCACTTCGGCATCCCTCGGGCTCAAGATGGAATCGGATGCTGTACGGTTCTTTGGTAACGGTGCGATGCCTGGCGGAGTGCTTGAGGCTCCGGGCGCGATCAGCCTCGACACTGCTACGCGACTTAAGTCTGATTGGGACTCAAAGTACACCGGTTTGAACGCGGGTAAGGTGGCAGTGCTGGGCGATGGCCTGAAGTACACGCCACTCCGCATGACCTCGGTTGACTCGCAGCAGGTGGAGCGGTCCAAGCGCCTGGATGAACACGTTTGCGCGGCCTTCCATGTCCCGCCTTACATCGTCGGGCTTGGCACGCTGCCGGCCGGGATGAAGCCCGGCGACCTAAAGCAGGTCTACTACGATGACTGCCTGCACGTTCTCATCGAACAGTTTGAACTGTGCATGGATGAGGGGCTGTCGCTGCCTAGTGGACTGGGGGTGGAACTCGACTTGGATGTCCTGCTGCGTATGGATCAAGCTACCTTGATTGACACGCTTGTGAAGGGCGTTAAGGGCGGTGTCATGACCCCCAACTACGCACTGCGCAAACAGAACCAGCCGCCGATTGAAGGCGGGGACACGATCTACATGCAGAAGCAGGATATCCCGCTGGAGCAGGCTCGAAAGAACACGATTGATACGCCGGTCGTTTCACAGCCCGCTGCCGCTCCAGCACCCGAGCCAGACGAAGACCAGACCGAGCGCGCCTTGGCGCTGCTGTACTCCAAGAACTTGGTGGAAGCATGATCGACATTCAAAAGTTCGTTGGCGGCATTCACGACTACCTTTCGGCTCAGGTCGCGCCCATCGTCAAACGACTGGAAGCCATCGAGGCGGCCAAGCCAGCAGACGGCAAGGACGGGCGTGACGGTGTGGACGGCAAAGACGGTGCCAGCGTTGACGCTGAAGCAGTCGCTGCCATGGTGCAAGAGGCAGTCAGCGCAATCCCTGTCCCGAAAGACGGGACAAACGGGACAGATGGAACGAGTGTCCCGCTTGAGGAAGTGGAGCGCATGGTTTCAGAGGCTGTCGCCAAGGCTGTGGCCGCGATCAAACTTCCCCAAGACGGTGCCCCCGGGCGTGACGCCATCCATCTTGAAATTCTGCCGGCCATCGCTGAAGCGAAATCCTACCCGCGTGGCACCTACGCCAAGCACGCGGGCGGTCTGTGGCGCTCGTTCGAATCCACCGAAGGCATGCGCGGGTGGGAATGCATCGTGGAAGGCGTGGCGGCCATCGACGTGCAGCAGGTTGAACGCGGCTTCACGGTGACCGCGCAGCGTAGCAGCGGAGCTACCGAAGTCAAGACGTTGACTCTGCCTGTGATGATGTATCAGGGCGTATTCAAGGAAGGCGAGACGTACGACCATGGCGACATGGTGACTTGGGGTGGTAGCCTCTGGCACTGCGATGTGCTGACGCGGGACAAGCCGGGAGAGCCGAACGTGAAAGCCTGGACGCTGGCAGCAAAGCGCGGCCGAGATGGCAAGGACGGCACCAACGGGAAAGACTTCACGAAGGCGGTGCAACTGTGATGCTCGTGACACTCCAAGAGGCCCGCGACCATCTGCGAAGCGATGAGACGGCCGACAACGCCGACTTGACGCTGAAGATTCAGGCGGCCAGTGGGGCGGTTCTGAACTACCTCAAGGGCGCTTCGCCGTGGCAGTCGGAGTACGATAGTAACTTGGGCGTTCGGTACGACACGGCACAGAACCCGATTCCCCTGCTGAACACAGCCGGGCAGAAAGTCTTGCGGTGGGAGGTGCGGGCGGCTGTACTGATCCTGCTGGGTTACCTCTACAAGAACAGAGATGAGAACCCTGACGGCGAGTTTCTGACCGGGTATCTTCCTGCGCCTGTAACTGCAATCTTGTACGCCCTTCGGGACCCGGCAATCGCCTGACCATGGCAACCACGCATCTTTCAGCCGGCCACCTGCGTCACCGCGTCACCATCCAGCAGCAAGTGCATGGGATGGACGCCAACGGCGCGCGCACGGTGACGTGGCAGGACGTCGCTAGCGTGTGGGCTGCTGTTGAACCGCTGTCTGCCAAAGAGTTCATACAGTCGGCATCGGTGCAGTCCAACGTGGTGGCACGGATCACCATCCGTTACCGGGTGCTGCTGCCGTCCATGCGCATCGTCCACAACGGGCAGGCGTACAACATCCACGGCGTCTTGCCGGACAAGGCAAGCGGCATGGAATACCTAACGCTTCCGGTTTCAACTGGCGTTAACGACGGGCAATAAGCATGGAATGGCATCTGTGTGCGCCGGGCCCCAGCATGTCGCAAGAGCTGGTGGACGGGCTGAAGGGTAAGCGGGTTGGCGTGGTGGGCCGGGTGTTCGAGCTGGCGCCATGGGCTGATGTGCTGGTGGCGAACGATGAAGAATGGTGGGTGAAGTACCCCGAGGCGTTCGCCTTCAAGGGTCGCAAGTTCAGCGCGAACCGGATTGCAGGCGTTGAAGTATGCGAGCCTGGCGCATCCAACCTGAACAGCGGGACGCTTGCCTTGCAGGCGCTGTCCAACCTGGGCGCTACGACCATCTATCTTCACGGCTTCGACCACCACGGATCGCACTACTTCGGGCCGTACGACAATGGTCTTGTGAACACTCCCGAGCATGCCAGGCTGATTCATCTGCGCCAGTTCCAAGGCTGGGCGGCGATGAACACTCATGTGCGGGTTATCAACTGCACCAAGGGGTCGGCGCTCGATTGCTTCCCGTTCATGGAGGAAGCATGTACCTAGGTGGAATGTTAGGCCTAGGCGACAACTTCTTTCAACGCGCCATCGTGCGCGAGCTTGGCCCGCTGCACCTCATGACCTCGTGGCCGCAACTGTACGAAGACTTGCCGCAGATCAAGTGCGTACGTCCGCAGACGCACCTTCGGACGCAGGCCAAGAACGCAGCGCGCCCATACGACAAGTGGTGCGCTGCGCCAAACGAAACGCAGCAGCGGATCAACTACAACGGGCAGGGCTCAATGCTCGACAGCCTGGCGCGGTCGGCTGGGCTCTATAAAGAACGGCTTACGTTCGACGGTCCGCCAGTCGCCAAGACTGACAACCATCCCTACATCGTCATCCGTCCGGCTACGTTGCGGGGGGAGTGGATGGCAGCGGCCCGCAACCCTAAGCCGGAGTACCTGGCCCGGACGGCTGAAGCCCTATCCAAGCATTACGACATCATCAGCATTGCCGACATCGACGGCACCAACGAGTACGCGGTAGAGCCTCTGCCCTTCGCCCATGAGACGTATCACAAGGGTGAATTGCCAATCGAGGAATTGCTAGAACTGGTGGGCAACGCCTCTGCGGTTGTCGGAGGCGTCGGCTGGCTTCTGCCGGCCGCCATGGCCTACAAGGTGCCTATGCTTCTGCTATACGGTGGCTGGGGCCAAATCAATGGGCCAGATCATGTGCTAGACCGCCGCATTGATTCCTCTATGATTCACCAAGTCTTCCCCGACCGGTTCTGCATGTGCAATGACCGGTCTCACGATTGCGATAAGACCATCTCCCACTTGGATGCAGAGATTGACAAATTCCTACTTCGACTCGCTGGCCGCGAAGTCTCTCGTTTGGTTGCCTGAGTTCGGTGTCGGTTACTACCCAGTGACCGAAGCGCCGTACGACGCAGCCTATTGGGAGAAGTACCTAGCGATGGACGCGAGCGCGACCGGTGAACGCCTGACCGCTGACCGTGCGGAGTTTGTCAAAGACTTCAGCGAGAAAGGTTTGACCGTCTGTGACATCGGCATTGGCGGTGGTAGGTTCGTGCGGGAGATGGACGCCAAGGGTTTCGACATCAATCCCAAGGCCGTGGGCTGGCTCACCACCGAAGGCCGCTGGCACGACCCCTATGCCGCACCGGTGGACGTGGCGACGTTCTGGGATTCACTGGAACACATCCACAATCCCGCTCCACTGCTGGCGAACGTCAAGCGGTGGGCATTCATGTCGGTGCCGATCTTTGAAGACTCCGCGCACATCCTCCGGTCCAAGCACTTCCGCAAAGATGAGCACTGCTGGTACTTCACCCGTCAGGGGCTGATGCGTTTCATGCGTCACCACGGGTTCGAGTGTGTTTCTGTCAGCTTCATGGAGCAGAATGCAGGACGTGAGGATATCGAGTCCTTCGCATTCCAAAGGATGGAAGAACATGGGTGAACCGACGATGGCTATGGTTCTGGCAGAAGTCCGCATGCTGCGGGAGAAGTTCGACTTTCTGGTGTCGCTGCTGGTGGACGACCCGGAAGCAGATGACCAAGAGCCGGCCTTGACGCTCGATGGGGACACCGTCCCGATGGAGCGCGACCAGTCGCAGCCGCTGTAATGGCAGAGGTTCGAATCACTGGACTTGACGGCGTGCTAGCCACGCTCAAAAGCTTGCCGCCTGAGATTGTCAGCAAGCGCGGTGGGCCTGTGCGTGCGGCTCTGCGTAAAGCCGCTGTCGTCATCCAGAAGCAAGAGATTGCGAACCTGTTGGCGGCTACCTCCAACGCCCCCAGTTACTCTACCGGCCTGCTCGCCAAGAACATCGTTGTTACCCGGGGCAAGGCGCCATTCAGCGGCAATGGTGAACGCTACCTGGTCCGGGTGAAACGCCGCACGTACCCGCGCGAAGCTGGGCAGAAGGGCAAGCCCGTGACCACGCTCGCAACCGCCAACCTTCTGGAATACGGCTCAAGCACGCAGCCGGCAGAGCCATTCATTCGTCCCGCCGTTATGGCAAAGGGGCAACAGGCCGTCGATACCTTCGTGTCGTCTCTGAACAAAAGCATTGCCAGCATCGTTAAGAAGCTGGCAGCAAAGAACAAAGGTAAGTGATGTTGCCCCCCGTCTATCAGCGACTCATGGCAACGCCTGTGGCCGCGCTCACTGGTGGCCGCATCTACCGCCATGGATCAGCCCCGCAAGACGTGGCCCGCCCGTACATCACCTGGGCGCTGATCGCTGGCACGCCTCAGAATACCTTGAGCGAGACGCCTGGCGTTGACCAGATGTCCATCCAGGTGGACTGCTGGGCGCTCGGTGACGCGGAAGTGGATACGCTTGCAACCGCTGTGCGGGATGCGATCGAGCCAATCGCGCACATGACATCGATTCCCATTGACTCGCAAGAGACCGATACCAAGCTGTATCGGATGACATTACAATTCGACTGGTGGCTATATCGTCCGGGGCCTTAACCGGTCACAACTTTTGGAGATTCTGTTATGACCGTTGGAACCATCAAGACCCAAGGTACGGAGCTGTTCTTTACGAATCCGCTCACGACCGCTGCCGACATTCTAAAAGTCGCATGCCCCACCGGCATCAGCGGGTTGGGCGGTGCGGCTGACCAGATCGACGACACCTGCCTCGACGGCACGGAACGCACGTTCAAAGCCGGCCTGAAGAACCCGGGCCAGATCACCATCCCAATCAACTTCATCCCGTCCAGCCCGAGCCACCAAGCACTGCTGTCGATGTTCCAAGGCGGCCAAATGGCTAACTGGCTCATCGCTCTGAGCAACGGCACTACGGCGCCAACGGTGGTGAACTCAGCTGGCCTGATCGTTCCCCCGGCCAACCGAGCCTCGATTCGGTTTGACGGCTACGTGGCCGACTTCAACCTCGACATTGCCACGAACGAAATCGTTCGCGCAACGCTGACCATCCAACGCTCGGGCGCGATCTTCCCGACCTACACCGGCCCCATCCCGGCCTAAACCATGTCGCTCCCTGACTCGCTGTTCACCAGCTCCAGCGTCCATGCGCGAGAAGTCACGCTGGGCGATGGTTCCAAACACGTCCTGCACTTCAAGGAACTGCCTGCCACCAAGTTCGCGGCCTACCATGAGGCGCGAGCATCTACCGATGAGGAAGTTCGCCAGGGCAGCATTGCGCGGCTGATTGCCTTCTCGGTGGTGGAGGCTGACGGCTCACCCGCGCTCGACTATGAGCGAGCCTTGCAGATCAAGCCGGGCCCGGCGAACGAGATGATGGCGCACATTCTTGAGGTCAACGGGTACGGTGACAGCGCAAAAAAAGGCTGACCGCTGGCACATCGGACTGGTTCTGGTTCGTGCTGGCGATGCGGCTGGGTAAGACGGTAACGGAACTTCGCTTGACCATGCCAATGTCGGAGTTCAACGGGTGGCTTCGATTCCATCAGTTGAACCCGATTGACGATCTTCATACCTACCACCGCCCGGCAGCACTCATCGCGCAGTGCATCGGCGGTGGGAAGATTGAAGACAAGATTGCATGGCTACAGCCGCCGCCGGCTGAGAAGGTGCCGGAGGGTTACAGCGAAGTTGATATGAGTTTCTTCAAGGCGTTTGGCCTGAAGCCACCGGGGATTGAATAATGGCAGCAGGATCAGTCGTCGTCGAGCTACTCGCAAAAACCGGCAGCTTTGTTTCCGACATCGACCGAGCCGCAAAGAATGCGGAAAAGTCCATAAAGGACATGCGCAAAAGGATTACGGAATCATTTGCCGGCAATCTTTTGAACGATGTTTTCCAAAATCTGACAGCCACTCTGGCAAAGCTGCCGGGACAAATTTTAGATGGCATCGACGCGCTGAACGATGTGGCAGACGCCACGGGCGCCAGCATCGAGAACATCAGTGCGCTTGAGGATGTGGCAGTGCGTACGGGTGCCTCGCTCGATACAGTGTCGTCCACCCTGGTCAAGTTCAATAACGTTCTGAAGGAAGCGGACGGCAAGAACGGCGCTTCGCTGGCGTTGGAACAGATCGGCCTGAACGCAGAGGAACTCAAGCGGATTGACCCGGCCGAAGCCCTGCGGCAAACCGCTGTCGCGCTGTCTCAGTTCGCCGACGACGGGAACAAGGCCCGCATCATCCAAGAACTGTTCGGCAAGTCTGTGAAGGAAGCCGCGCCGTTCCTGAAAGACCTGGCAGAACAAGGCCAGTTGAATGCCAAGGTGACCGCAGAGCAGGCGGCCGAAGCGGAGCGCTTCAATAAGTCGCTGTTCGATCTGCAAAAGAACGTCATCGACATCGCCCGCGACATCTCAGGCCCTCTGGTCAAATCGCTGAACGAAGTCATCCAGTTGTTCAAGGATGGACGCGCGGCCGGAAAGAGCTTCCTTGATATCGGCCTGGACAACTACGCGAAGAACGTGCGCGAGTTCTACGGTATGAAGCAGCCTTCGCAGGGCGGTGCGACGGGGAGCTGGGGTGAACCTGTGCCCGATCCGCCTAAGCCTTCCTTGCGCGCCCCTGCCTTGCCTGGGGCCAACAGCACGGACGAAGTAAAGGCGCTTGCTAAGGCAGAAGCCGACCGCCAGAAGGCGCTGGACGACGGCGCCAAGCGGACCCAGCAGAACTTCGCTAGCTACCTCGACAACCTGAAGCGTCAGCAAGAACAGCTTCAGGAACTGACAGCACTTGAGAAGCTGAATGCAGACGTGAAGGCCGGCAAGCTGGCTGACCTGAGCGCGACCCAAATCAAGGTGTTGGCAGGCGAGGCGAAGCAGCTTGACGCGATGAAGGCGCAAGAGGAAGCCAACAAAGCTGCGCTCGATCTGACGAACAAGATCATTGAGGCCAACCAGAAACTGTCGGAAGAAGGCGCCGCAGTCTTCGACAAGACGCGCACGCCGCTTGAGTTGTACTTGAAAGAGCTGGAGCGTCTGAACGGACTGTTGACCGGCGGCAAGATCACGCAAGACACCTTCACCCGCGCCACTCAGCAAGCCGGAGATGCCTTCGTGCAGGCCGGCGAGAAGATCGATGAAACCGGCAAGAAGGTTTCGACCTTCGCCGACGAAGCCGCGCGCAATATCCAAGACGCGTTGGGCGACACGCTGGAAGACGCACTGTCGGGGAACTTCGACAGCATCGGCGACATGTGGCTGAAACTGCTTCAGAAGATGGCAGCGCAGGCGCTTGCGGCTCAGTTGAATGAAGCGCTGTTCAGCAACTCCGGCAGTTCAAGTTCGGGTGGGACGAACTGGCTCAGTTCGCTTTTCTCTGCCTGGTCAGGCTCTGCCAACGGCTCACACGCCAACGGCCTGGACTACGTTCCGTTCGATGGATACAAAGCGATCCTCCACAAAGGCGAACGAGTGGTGACGGCGGCAGACAACCGGCAGTTTGACAGCGCAGGCGGCGGCATGGGGGCAACGTTTGACTTTAGCGGCACCACCTACAATGTGGGATCGAATGTGAGCCTGTCCGATGTCCGCGCGGCGGTTGAACAAGGCAGGCAGCAGACCAAGGCAGAGATTGCCCGCTCACGCAAACAAGAGTACGCCCGATGACAACTTACGCTTGGCCCGGTTGGTGCGTGAACCGCTTCGAGATGCGGGTGCGCCCGAACGTGCTGACGTTCACCGGGCCTTACACGCCTTCCATTCAGACGCTCGACCTGCTGGGCGAAAGGTGGTATGTCAGTTTCGACACGGTGCCCGGGAACTCGCGGGCAGACGCTGGCGACCGGGAAGCGTTCTGGGATCGCCTGTTAGGGTCGGTGCATAGGGTGGCGCTGTGGAACCTGGCGCGGCCCCTCCCGCTGGGGACTATGCGCGGGGGTGGGACGGTCACTGTCGTCAACGCGTCGCTTGCTACCGTCACCGTGGTTAACGCCTCGCTCCAAGTGGTCACAGTCATCTACGGCAGCCCGTCGCTCGCTGCGGACGCTGCGCAGGGGGCCAACACCATCGGCATGCGTGGGCAGGCCGGGCGGACTCTGCGCGCTGGCGACATGCTCGGCATTGGGCAACAGCTTGTGCGCGTGGTGGCGCCGGTCACCTTCGACGGAAGCAGCTTCGCTACCGTGGAGTTCTTGCCCCGGCTTCGGCAGGCCGTTGCGGCCTACACTCCGATCACTTACGACAAGCCAACCGCTACCTTTGCGCTGGTGGCAGATGGCGTCCCTGTTGCGCATCGCCCGGCGATGTATGAGGGGCAGACCGTTGAATTCATCGAAACATATATCTAAGGAATACCAACATGGCCCGCCAAGTATTGGGAGCGTTGACTACGCTGAATCTCTCGACGAACCTCGACCCGATGTTTCTGGAGTTGTATAACGCGGCGGGCGGAAATTTCTCAAGCGTAACAGGGTTTTATATTGGTGGCACTGGCGCGCTTTTGACGGCCCCAAATAGAACTTCTTTTACTGTAAATGGTATTAACGATGCACTGGTAGTGCTTGGTGTTGGCAACGTTTCGCAAGCTTATATAGCCGGTACAAGCGGCGGTGTAATGGAGATTTCTGCAAACACCACTGCAAGAATTGTTACCAACAATGCGATTAGGTTTTCTGTTAGCTCTACTGGTGTAGTAACTCCCGGGGCAGACAACGCGCAAACCCTGGGCGCCGCGTCCTTGCGCTGGTCCGTCGTCTACGCCGGAACTGGCACAATCAATACCTCCGACGCCCGCGAGAAAACAGAAGTAGATGCGCTGAACAAAGCGGAGATTGCCGCATCCATTGCACTCGGCAAAGAAATCGGAGGATTCAAGTTCCTGTCGGCCATCAAAGAGAAGGGCGACGGCGCACGCTTCCACATTGGCATGACGGTGCAACGCGCAATGGAAGTCATGGATTCGCACGGACTCGACCCGCTTGCCTATGCATTCATCTGCCATGACGCATGGGAAGAAGTGACCACGCCAGAAGAGAAGGACGAAGAAGGCAAGGTGACCAAGGAAGCCGCCACAACGCCCGCAGGCGATCGATACGGCTTCCGGGCTGACGAACTGGCCTTGTTCATCATGCGTGGGTTGGTAGCCCGCCTGGACGCACTGGAAGCCTGATGCGCCTCATTAACGCACCGGCCCTCGCACAGCTCAATGGCGAGAATATGCGCGTGGCGCTGTTGGTGGAAATGCTTCTTTCCGTTCCGGTGCGTCTGTGTTCTGCCAATGTCACCCTGTCCTATGCCGGTAATCAATATCTCGGGACCGGCGTTCTTGGTTCGGTGAACGAGATTGACGACAGTCCAGGCGAATACAAGGGAATGAGCTTCACGCTGTCAGGCGTTGACCTTGGCGTTATCGCAATCGCACTTGCAGAAGATGTCAGGAACAAAACGGTAACTGTCAGGATGGCAGTCATCGATGCCTCGTCATACGCCATTCTCGACGCACCAATCATCTGGACGGGAACGATTGACCAGATGCCGGTACAGATGGGCGATGGGACTGCATCTGTCACAGTATCCGCAGAACATAGGGGGATTACTTTTGCTCGGGCGAAGCCGACTTTCTATAACAGCGAAGACCAGCTAGCGCGCGAACCTGGAGATACTTCAATGAGGTTTATTCAGTCGCAATCTACTAATAATGTTGTGTGGCCTGCTGCTGGATTCTTCAAACAATGAACTTGAAATCAGATTGGCAACAAGCTATCGGTGATTTGTTCATCGAGCGGATTAGCGAGCCATTCAACTGGGGTTTTAACGACTGCGCTTTGTTCGCGGCTGACTGCTTCCGTGCCGCCACGGGCACCGACCCCGCTGACGGTCTGCGAGGCACATACTCCGACGCGATTGGCGCTGTGCGAGTTATAGACGCACTCGGCGGGCTTGGTGCTATTGCCTCTCGGCACTGCGGGGCGCCCATTGATCCCGCTATGGCATCCTTCGGTGATATCGGGATCATTAGCAACTCTGGGCGGCCATGCCTCGCCGTATTCGGCGGGCAATTCTTCCACGCGCCAGGTGCTGACGGTCTGAAAATCTTCCCTGTCGAAACCTGCTTACAGGCTTGGAGCTTGGTCTAAATATGCCCGCAGCTATTCCGTTCATTGTTCAAGCCGCAGGAACTTTATTGGCCGCCAACGCGGTGGTTGTTGCGCTGGTCACCATCACCGCAAGCGCACTAGTCGCCAACTATCAGAAGCGCAAAGCGCAACGATCAGCCCGCGATGCTTACAACGCCTCGCTAGAAGATCGCCTCGTGATGACGCAGACGGCCAACGAGGCTTCTGCTCGTCTCTACGGGCGCGTCCGCAATGTGGACGGCGTTGTGTTCAAGGGCACATGGGGGGCCAACAGCGAGAACTACACGTTGGTTATTGCCATGGCCCCGCATGAGATTGATGGGTTCGAAACCATCTTCTTTAACGATGTGCCTTGTACGCTTGTTTCCGACGGCGCCTCGATGTCTGGTGGGGTTGACGGCGGCGTGGGCTACTACGTGACAAATCAGCCTTACGGGAAGCAGGTCGCAGAGTCAGCAACAACCACGATGACCATTAGCGGCGGGTCCGGAACGGTCACGTTCCCCAACCCGGCCGTGCCAGGTTCTGCGGCTGTCTCAATGGCCCCGGGCGCCGGTGAGCAAGAGGATGGCACTTTCTCCAAGGCCATCACGGTCGCGCCTGACGGTTTGTCAGGCACTGTTTCAGTGTTCGGCCGTGACGGTGTTGGACAGGTTACCTATCAGGCCCTTTACACCCGGCCGAAAGCCAGGCTGTGGAAGTACAAAGGCGCGCCAGGTCAGACCTTGTATCCGCTTCTTTCCACGCGGTTCCCGGCTCTTATGACCACGGCTGACAAGTTCGCCGGCCTTGCGTGTATCGTGGTCGAGTTCGCTTATGACACTGATGTTTTCCCTACGGGCGTTCCTGCCGTGTCGGCCATCATGCGCGGCGCTAAGGTGCTGGACACGCGCACGGGTGTGACAGCGTGGACTGAAAACCCGGCGATGATTGCTCGGGACTGGGCGCTGTATAAATACGGTGGCGGTATGCGAACGCAGGACCTGAACGAAGCATCGTTCATTGCGGCGGCCAATGCTTGCGATGTGTCTACCGTGTTCCCGACTGACACCACGCCAGAGACTCGCCCACTGTTCCAGTGCGGCATTGTCTGCAAGACCGACATTAAGCCCGATGACCACTTCGGCGAGATGATCGAGGCCATGGCCGGGCGCTGGGCCTTCAGTGGCGGCCAAATGAAAGTTGTTGCGGGCGTCTACCGTGCGCCAGTTGCGGCAATCACTGACCTTTGGCTGAGCAACAATGCGAGCGTCATTGTCACGAAGGACCCATCTAAACAAGACTTGGTGAACCACTTCAAGCCGGTCATTTCAAACGCTGCTGGATACAACGGCACCGACGCTACCGCCTCTGGGGTTTCTTATACGGCCACCCCTCTGCCATCCGTGCGCAGCTCTACTTTCATTGCCATTGATGGCGAGGAATTGACGCGGCAGACAACGATGCTCGGCGTGACGCGAAACGTTCACGCACAGAACATCTGCTCTATCCAGATGCGAGAAATGCGCGATGGACTCATGGTGCAGATGACCTGCAACATGCGCGCATATCCGCTTGAAGTTTTCGACGTGGTGACGCTTACGCTGCCTGTGTTCGGCTTCAATGCAAAGCAGTTTGAAGTTCAGGCATGGCGCTACACCTTGCAGGAAGGCGTGCAACTTGTTCTGAAGGAAACGTCCGCTGCCATCTATTCGGTTTACACCGGAATCGAAACGCCGGACCTCGCGCCCAACACCTCCCTGCCGCTTCCGTGGTTTGTGGAACAGGTGACCGGAGTTGCGGTTGTGAGCGGCACAACGACCGAGGATGGCTGGCCGACAACGCGAGTTGTCGTTTCGTGGGACGCCATCACGAACGAAGCCACTCGGCAATCAGGAACGATTGAAGTCAACTACGCCGAAGCGGAGGGCACCGCTGGCGCTCCTGTTGTCTGGCAAGAGTGGAAAGAACAGGGGTCATCGACCTCTGCCACAATCACAGGGCTCAAGGCCGGTTCTGCCTACATCTTCCGTGTGCGCGCGGTTAACTCGCTCGGCGTGGCCGGTAAGTGGAGCGTGCAGAAGGTTCATGTGACGGCGTTCCCTCCGCCCATTGATAGCCCGCAAATTGAACCAGGGGCGGCAACAGAAATCATTGCCTCTGAGGTCGCAACGCTAACTTGGACAACGCCGACAGGTGACCCGCGAGGCACCCTGGTAAAAACTTTGGCATCCGTCACCGTGGCTAACCCACTGCTACAGGCAACACCACTGGAGATAACTGCTTCTACAAACTCTCTAGTCACGGGCAATCCGACTTTTGGTCAGACGCCTGGCTACAGAATCGACATCATTTCAACGGGCGGGGTTGTCATTGCGACATTCCTCGGCGCCATTAAGTACGTATTGCCGTCTCAGGTTTTAAATGACTCTATAGCCATTGTTTGGCAATACGTACTTCCTGCCGGCCAAACCGTGTCAGTCAATTTCTACATGAACGGTGCCGACTCTACAGCAGCACCCGTCAATGCAACAAACATTAGTTTGCGTGTAGCAAAGATCAACCGATGAATACTTATACGATCTACAGGATAGACACCGGTTCTATCCGGTGTGTTTGCACGGGTTCTTTAACTAGCGTGCAACTCCAGATATTGGACGGGGAGGCACTAAAAGACGGGCGGCCGCCTTCTGGGTGCGAGTCCGTTTCAGATAAAGGTGAATGGGAAATTTCTAGATCATCAGATGGTAAATGTATCCAACAGATTGCGTCGGAGGCAAGGGCAACGCGAGATGCCCTGCTAGCTTCCTGCGACTGGACACAATTGCCGGATGCTGATCTTTCAGAAAATGAGGTAGAAGATTGGAGAGTTTACCGACAACAACTAAGAAACGTCACTAGTCTGTATGGTTTTCCGTCTAAGTTTGATTGGCCCACAGCCCCTCTTAAGGGCGTTGCCCCTTAGCTGATTAAGCACTAACTTCTTACAGACACCGCAGGCAAACCCTGCTAGAACTAACAGGTGGCAGCGCATGCGAAAGCATGTGTAAAAGGTGATAATCCCGTGAACAATTCATGGGAGTGCGTGTGGCGAAACAAACCGGAGCGGTAGACATGACAAGCCGGGCTACAGATGTCCAAGAGTTAAAGCCGACGCGCGTTGTCAGCTTGATGACGGTTATCAGCGTTGCAACTCCATTCCTGCTGGGTGGCGCAGGTGTTGTTTGGTCAATCCTCAGTGGGCAGATTGCACGCGACGCCGCCAGGGTTGAAACTGACAAGCAGGTGGTAGAGAAGCTGGCCGACCTGAAGACAAACATTCAAGTTCTAGGGGAAAGAATGCAGCTCAAGTCAGACCAAGATGCCGAACAGAGTGCAGCGATTAAGGACCTAGACCGGCGTGTGACGCGCATGGAATCTCGCCCATGAAACAAACACGCCTAGTCACCACGTGGCGCAAGAGCTTCAAGTTTTGGACGAACCGCCTTGCAGCATTTGGCGCGACCGCTGTAGCACTCTGGCCCACGTTGCCCGCAGATACCCAGCAAACCATTCTTGAATTCTTTGGCATCAAGTATCCAGGCGCGCTGGCAGTGGTCGGGTTCCTTGCGATCATCGTTGCGCGCAACATCAAGCAAAAGCCAACCACACCCGAGGAGCCCACGCCATGAAAGACAAAGTCACCGCTGCAATCGCCGTCGCTGCTGCAATCATGTTCGGGGCCATGGCCTGCGTCATGTACCTGCCCGGCGAGGCTCGCGCACAGACCCTCGATCCGGCGCCAGCGTGCAGCCCATTCGCAGGCGGCCAAGGGGTTTACATCGCGCAGCTCGGCAACGTGTACGCCGCTACGTGGTGGTGCCAGGTCAACGGCAAGTGGCTGGAGCAACGTGCTGCCGCTGTTCTGCCGGATGGGACCGATGCCAAGCAGCGGGCGATCGAGGCCATCAACGCGAGCAACATGGACGCGCTGGTCTCTGCCCGCACTGTGCCACTGTCTGATCCACGGTTCGCCCCGGTGTTCGCATCCATGGCGAAGGCCACTGCGGCCAACAAACCAAAATGAAGCCGGCCCGCGCGGTGCAGCGTGGGGCAGAGGCGGCCAATGATGAGCGACCGACGTTTACAGAAAGGCTCATCTGGCGCGGAGTGGGGCAGAAAGAATACGGTGTTCTTTGGGCTGGCCTTGGGGCTTCCATTGAAGACATTCGACAGCTAGCGGCTATTCAGTCGGCCAGGGCGCTTGCCCTTTGCGATGAACTTGGAGTGCGTAAGCCATGAACTTCGACCGAGCATTTGAAGTCTTGATCGGCCATGAGGGCGGTTACCTTTCTCCCGAATCAGCACGCCGACAAGGTGACCCAGGGGGAGAGACAAAGTTCGGCATCTCCAAAGCCGCCTACCCTGGCGAAGACATCGCAAACATGACCATCGAGCGGGCGAAGTCGCTTTACCGTCGCGACTACTGGGGCCCGGCGGGCTGCGATGCAGTACCCGAGGCAATCAAGTTCGATCTGTTCGACATGGCGGTGAACTCTGGTGTGCGAGCGGCAGTCAAAGCCCTCCAGAAGGCCGCAGGCGAGACTGATGACGGTGTGCTTGGCCCGCTGACATTGCAGGCCGTCCAATCGGTCCCAGCCGACCGCCTGCGTCTTCGGTTCAGCGCAGCCCGTCGCCTGCTGTGGGCATCTCTTTCAACGTGGCCGACCTTTGGGCGCGGCTGGACCAAGCGGCAGGCGCAGAATGATCTGATGGATCAATGATGTACCCGCCGCCCGAACTCGAAACCTACACAAAGGAAACCGTCATGGAATCTCTGAACCTCTTGGGCCTAGCCCTGGCTTTCCTCGTTGGGCTGTTTGTGGGCTGGTGGTCGTATCGCTACACCCTCAAGCGCGACCCGGCAAAGCTGGAAGAACTGGCGAAGAAGATCAACGCCCAGACCGATAAGGTTGGCAAGTGACGCCTAAGCTGTGGCTGTACGCGGGCGGTGTGGCGCTGGTGGGAGGCGTCATCATCGCCCAGCAGTTGCGGATCTCTGCGCTGAAGCTGACCGTGGCGCAGCAAGAGACACAAGCCGCAGAGATTCAGGCCGCCGCAGAGTCAGCGGCCAGGGCGGCCTATCAAGGCCAGGTCATCGAGGCTACACGCCGTGCCGAAGCAACACAGGGGATTCTGAATGCTGAACTCACCAAGCGTCAGGCGTTGGAAGCTGACTTGTCTTCTGCCCGTGCTGCTGGTGTCAGCCTGCGCAACGCAGCCCGCACAGCCGCCCGTCGTTGTGCAGCCACTGCCAGTGCCGCCGATGCCGCTGGCAGCGCGCCAACCGGCGACCCCGGCGTGGTGTTCGCCGACGTGCTCGGAGGGCTTGAGGCGCGAGCTACAGCGCTTGCAGAACTTGCTGATCGGCGAGGGCTCGCCGGAGCAACCTGCGAAGCCGAACGGGACGCCCTGACAACCCGCTAGAGCCTCGCCTCTTTTTCTCGATCCCTTTCATGCAACGGCGCCCAGCCGATGAAGAACGGGTCGCCCCATGTGCCGGTGACTGCCACGCCCCCACGCGTCAGCAGATGGACCTTGGAGCCACCTGGCGGTAGCGGGTCACCGGCCCCGGGATAGAAGTACGAACCTCCCCCGGTGACGTAGCCTTTCTCTGTTGGGTTCGGTGTCATCATGGCCGTCGAATCTGGCAACCCGGGTGCGCCGCCCGGTACTTCTCGCGCGCAAGTTCCTTCAGCTTCTCCGCGTACACCGGATCAGCCATCTTCTCGACCTGATACCGCCGAACGCTTTTGATCTTGCACGCCTTGCAAGACGCCTCGCGGCCACCGGCTGGCAGGTAGTAGAACTCACTGCGTTCCTTATCGGCTTTGCAGGTGCGGCATGTCTTCATCATTCTTTGTGATCCTCAAGCGGCCTTTTGCATTGTGGGCAGCATGTAAGCTTTTCTTCGGTTTGGTGCTCAACAAAGGCAACCCACCCATGGTGAATGTTGTTGGTCAGGTAGGCCTTCTGGCGCCATACCCAGCCAACGAAGTTGTTGCTTTCACCTTGCTTCACAGCCAGCCTGCGGGGCCGCCACCATGGCACGTATTCGACTTTCCACCGTGGTTCGCTCATCCCCTGAACTCCTTCGCCATCGTGGCGGCCTCATCAATCCCCTGATACTCATCCTCCGGCACGTCAGCCGCGTCAAGGTCATCATCCCGCGCTTCCTGCCATGAGTGGTCTCGTTCGTCAGCGTGGCGGCGCTGGGCGCGGATGTCTCTGCTTCTGGTCATCACTCGCCCTCCGTGGTGTTGATGCCGGCCGGTGGGGCGGGAAGGGGGCGCCAGTGGGTGACCGTTACGCCTACCATCGCGACGGAGGCGTAGTCGTCCCAGTGGTCGAGGCACTCGTACCAGCATGCCGGCGTCCAGTTGGTGTCGGTCGCCTCGTCATACTCGAAGTTGTCCGACTCGCTGTCGGCTTCCTCGAACTTGGCCGGAATCCAATGCGCCCGGTTGACCCGCTGACGTGTCAGTGTGTGGTGGGTCGTGTACGCGACAAGAACTGGTCGGCCCGGTTTCGGCATCTGCGCGTCAACGCTGATCCACCCTGCCTCGGGCGCTGGTGGCGCGGCTTCGATCAGGCAGTCCCAGGCTTGTTCGATGGAGCAGCCCTTCCCGTCATAGTTCCCGGCGGCCATCTGGTCATCAAGCTTGTTGACGGCCGCCCACATGGTTTCGTCTGGCACCCTCGGCACCATCACCCACTCGGTGGAGGCGTTCGTGGTGTTGGTCATTTGGTCCCCTTCGTGGTGTCGTTGGCTTGCAGGGCGCGCAGGCCGGCGAGTGCGCGCGCAAAGTCGTCTGTGTGGTGCTTCAGCTCGTAGTGAGCCATGGCCAACGACATCGCATGTGCGGCGGCGTCGATCCGTTTGCGCACAGGCGTCGGCAACCGGGCTTCGGTCACGGGGTCGGCTGGTTCGCCACGCATTTCATCAACCCAAGCCGAAGCATCTGGAACGCCTTTCCAAGCTTCACGGCCGGCCGCTGTCATGCGCTGGATGGCAGATTCGTCCACGGCCCGTTCGGCCGGCTCTGCTGGTGCGGTGGGGCGGGTGTAGAGGGCGCGCACATCGTTCGGGTGATCGCCGCGCGACTCCTGTTCGTAGTAGTCCCGAGTGCAATGCTCCCATTCGACAAAGTCTTCACTCGGCATCGCTCCCGAGCGGCTTTGCCACGCCACCGGCTCCACGTCCTGCGTGCCGGGTGCTTTCGGCGCGGCGGCGATGGTCACCGAGGTGCGCAGCGCCTTGTGCATCACTTGCTGTTCTTCACAGGTCAACGCAGCAGCCGGGGCGGACTGCGCTTGGGTGGCGAACCAATCCGGTGTTGCGAAGTGGCTGATGACGTCGCCAGCATCCCGAACGTGATCGGGGCCGTGCATGAGTCGTTCGCGCAGGTAACCGAGACCGTTGCCCACGTAGTAGCTGACCGGCATGCTGATGCCGCGCTGCGTATCGACATCGAACTTAACCTGCATCTGGATGGCGATCAGGTCACAGACGGTGTCCAACGTCGCACGGTCCGCCCGATCTGGCGCCGCAGCGGATGAGGCGAGGGCGGTTTCCACAGATCCCAAAAGCGCGCCGAAGTCGATGCCGAAGCTAACGCGTTCGTACTGGTCAATGATGCGCTCGCACGCTGCCTTGCACGCCGTCAGCGCCTCGCGCATTGCCTTGTCGGTGGTGTTGGTCATGCCTTGCTCCGTTCGTTGTCGATTGCTTCTCGAAGGGTCTTGCAGTCAAATTCGCCGCCGTGGTCACGCTGCCATGGGCCCATTGCCATGGCAGGCACGTTGATCGAGAAGAATGCCGAGTAACCGCCGTCCCGAGACTCGCGGTACTTACGCTTTTCTAGCCAATCCATATCAGCCCGCAACGCATCCCGCTCGGCCGTGAGGGCGGCGATTTGGGTGTCGGCTTCGGCGGCTATGGCCCAAATTCCATCCCAGCGCCAAGATGCCTTGATTCGCTCGCTGAAAGTCTTCATTGCGCACCCCCGATGGCCGGAGGTTGCGGGAGGGGCATCCAGTGGGTCGGCTCTCGATGCCCGTTAAGCAGCTCCTGCGTGACCGAACCGCGCGTGTAACTCCACCATCCGACATCAGCCTCCGTGAATCCGAGGCTGTCATTTGCATCGCGCCACCAAGCAATGTGCGCGACCAACACTGAACCCGCGTCGTAGCACACAAGAACGTCCGTCCCGTCCTTCGGCGCCGTGCTGATGTCACGCCACCCATCCGGCGCCTGCCTGTAGGCTTCAAGGGCGGCGCGGGCTTGTGCGAGCCACTGCTGTTCTTTCATCTCTTGAAGAAGAGACTCGGCCGGCTCATCGTGTGTACGAATCATCAGTTCCATCGCCTTCGCAAGCGCCTCTGCGTGGTTGGTCATTTCCCCACCCCATTCGTGCGGGCCAGGGTGAGGGCTGCGTCACGCAGCCCAACGAACTTGCATTGACTGCAGCGGCACGGGCCATCGCTACCGACCTGCGAGTGAAGGCCGTGCGGGCTCGCGTCCAACGCCTCCGCCAGCCGATCAAGCAGGGCTTCGCGGGCGGTGAGTAGGGTGCGGAGGGCTTCGAGTTTGTTGTCTCGCCTCTCAACATCCCGGCGATAGAGGTTCGGGTAATCCCATGCTGCGCCTCCGCCCCAAGCCGCATCACATGCGCCATCGGCCAGCGCCATCGCCTCATCAACGAATTTGCTCATGGCTTGACCTCCCGCAGCTTGCGCAGCTTGTCTAGGAATGCCTTGATCGCTGCCCACTCATCGGGAAGAACCCAAATGAGCTTCTGCGTCAGGCCCGCTTTTCGTTGGCGTTCCCGCCAGGATTGGTTAGGTGTTTGCATGCGTTTATCTTAGGCTAGCGCATGCATCAAACGCAAGCGCGGTTACAACATTTCTTAGAATGGGATGCCAGAGCTGATCCACTCCGGGCACTCGCCCACCTGCTTCTGAAACGACACCGGCACATCCGACCCGTGCAACTCGCATCGGTCCATGTTGAAGTGCGCGCAGTGGCCGCAGCTAGGCTTGATGCAATCGAACCTCGCAAGGGCCTGTACCAACTCAGAGCGTCGGGCGTTGTACTGCGTGAGCGTCATCCCGTTTTCGGTGTCAGGCTTCCACAGAAGGCGGTACTGCTCCATTGATTTATCAATCTCTTCCTTGGTGGGCTTGTTCTTGCTCATCCCGTGACCCTCGTTGTTGGTACCGCCTTGCGAATCTTCATCACGTCCGCGTCACCAAGAATCCGCTTGTCTTTCGCGTTGCGAATCTCTTGGCTCGTGAACCCTTCAGGCGGATCGCCGTTGATGAACTCGGCGCCGCCTTCCATCGCGTACTTCACGCCGTCGCCTACCATGTCTGTGGGTTCGGCGAACTTCTCCAAGAGGATTGGGATGTAGAGGTGTTGACCGCAGGGGGCCGCGCCCAAGATGTCGTGCTTGTGTTTGCCGCACGTCCAGCGCCCGTCGCCGTCCATCTCTGGCGTGCTGTGGCAGCACGTCCGGCAGTTCACCTGCGGCGCGTCCTGACCGTGGCAGATGCCTTTGTAGGCGCACCAGTTGCACAAGTAGAACTCGGGGTCCTCAGACAGCCGCAGTGGCGGCACTGTGGCGCGCACAACGCGCTCGGCCTTCTGCATGATCGAGGCGAAGGCGTTACCGTCGAATTCTGTGCGGACGCTGATCGTGTCGCGGCCACCTGGCGTTGAAACAGTCAGGTAGTGCCTATCCATGCCAGTTAAGCCTTGGTAAGAAATGGCTTGCGCGAAATATGTTTCATCCCATGCGGCCAATGCCTTCTTCTCACCCTTCTCTGCGATGAGCTTTTGCAGTTTTTTGAACTTTGCTTCGTTAACTTGCTTGTGTTCCCAGACATGCCACGTCTTCGGCGCCTCAACAATGCCTAGGATTGCGCCATCCATGTGCCCACGCACATGACCCCCCACAGCCTCAAAACCAAACTGCTTATTTGTCTCTGGGTTCACGGTGTGGAGCGTCACGCCCTTGACCATCCGGAGTCGCGCGGCCATCACGTCTTCACCTGCAAAGCCATCTTGAATGGCCTTGATCGATGACGCAGGGAACCTCTTCTTTTCAGCCATACGGAACGAATAGAACAAGTGGCGTTCGCAAGGGTGGCCGATCTGGCTAAGTCCAAGGTAGGGGCGCTGTGTGGTGTCTTGAGCGGCCTCGATAGCTTCATCGACAAGGCGAAGCGTGGTGTTTTCTGGCTTTGGAACTACCGCCATACTTTCCCCCTACGGATGTTGCTTATGTGCGCCACGTTGACGCAAAATTTTGCTGCCAATACAGCAGGAACATCCTTGCTTTCTCTGATTTCCTTGACGTCTGCCAAAGAAAGTTTTGCATTCGGATGCTGCTCTCCACTCAGGTATGGCAATCGGTATCGTTTTTTCGCCGCCATGTCACTCATGTTGTCTTGATTAGTACCGAGAGAAAGATGCGAAAGATTCACACAACACCGTACGTCGCATGAATGCATCACTACTTTCCCAGCCGGTATTTCTCCGCCATGTAGCGACCAAATCAAGCGATGGACAAGCCACTGTTTTCCACCCCCTGCGCTCGTGACTCCATAGCCATGTTTGTTAACGTAGCCAATCCAGATGCGGCATCCAGCAAATGGAATGGATGATGTCTTTGCAAAAATACGCGCAATGATCATCGCCCTATCCATCGCTTCAATGGTCGGCTGGCGTGGAACGGGCTTTGGGATTGCTACCATGTTGTTCTCTTGAAAAGGGCCCCGAAGGGCCCTGGGTTACTTCTTGGTTTCAGCCTCAATCAGAAGCTGAATGAAGTGGATGGCCTTTTCAAGGTCTTCAATCCCGTTCTTGTCCCGCCACCGGCACAGGTAAGCAATGGCGCTGCCTTCGCAGAACCCGATGCCGTTCGCGTGGATGAACGTCACCGGCTGAATCGCCATCTTGCGGTAATGATCGCCTGCCACCTGGCTGTCCAGCGCGCTCACTTCTGCCACGGCTTCTTGGCGGCTGCGGTGGGGGCGGGCTTGGAGACGGCCGGGGCGCTCAGCCCAACCGGTTCCATGCCGGTCACGTTGTTTTCCATCTCGCCGTTGTCCTTGCGCTTCTTCTGCCCAAGACGAAGATTCAGCTTGCGGCCGATCAGGTCATCTGTGTCATCAAGTTCGCCCTTGATGCCGACTGCCGCGCACAGGGCCGAGAGTTCTTCTCGACCGATGCGCTCTGCCTCCGGGCTGGTGCTGTGCGTCAGATTGATTCGCTGCCAATAGCGGCGGCGGCTGAACTCATCGGGTTCGTAGAAGCTGTGCTCCACGATCAGCAGATGCCCAGTTTTGTTGTTGTTCTGCTTCGTCTCAGCGTTGCTGATTTCCGAGCCGTACATGCCGCGCGGCAGAAGCGAAGAATCGCCCCGGCTCTCTGATGGCTTGACTTCGGATGCATTGAAGCCGCCGGGGATGATGTCTTTGAGGGAAGCCATTGTTTAACTTTCAGTTTGGGTTAGTTGTTTGGCAGACGGGAAGCGGTCTGCCGGCGCTTTAGGATTTGGCGGATGCGAGCTGTTCGGCGAAGGCGTCCCACGACAGCGGGCAGTCCTTCAGACCGAAGCGGTTGCCGCTGGGGTATGCGGGATGGGACTCCAAGTGCAGCACACGGTCACCCGTGCGCACAGCCTTGTTTTCCTTCTGGCCGTAACCGGCGTCGGTCTTCTTCAGGGCGATGCGATGGGCGGCAAAGCCCACGATGTCGGCGAACTCGCTGACCAGCGCAGCGGCCCGGTTGTTCAGCTTAAGCGACCACGCGTCATAGCCTTCGTGAGTCGGCGATTCAACTCGCTTCTGCTGGACGTGGACGATTAGCAAGATAGCCATACCACGCTCTACGCGCAATGCCTCCATGCCATCGAGGAACGTACGCCATTCAGCGGCGGCGGCCATGTAGCCCTTGCCGTAGCCGGGTGCTTCAATATCCTTCCACTCGTTCGCCTCGCACACCTTCGCTTGAATCAGCGGCTCAAGCCAATCGAGAGAGTCCACATAGACGCTCTCGAAGTCATGTTCCTCATTGTTCAGTGTGGCGATGGCCGAATAGACATCATCCATCGATTTGCACAGCGGGAACGCTTGTGCATCGATGCCTGACATGCCGTCTTCCGTCAGGATGCCAATGCTGTTCGGAGCCGATGCGGCAAGCGTTGACTTGCCAATTTTTGGCTCGCCTGCGAGCAGGATTTTCGGGGCTTCAAGACGCTTAGTCTTTGAGATGCTTTTGAGATCGAATGCCATGTCTTTCTTTCAAAGTTGGCCCAATTGGGCGAGTTCCACGCGCAACGCTTCAGCCTCTGCCCGCGCCAGCTTTGCATTTTCCTCATGGACGGCGATGTCCATTTCCAGATTGTCGAGCCGCCAACGAAGGTACTTCGTGCGCAGCGCGTCGGTGATGGGGTTGGTGGGCTTGGTTTGGATCGCTTTGTTCACAGCGCGCTCACGATCTTGCGAATCACCTTGCGCCACCAAGTCACCTTGACCCCCGGGCGCGGCTTGTAGTTGATGCGGTAGCTCATCGGCTCCGATGGATACTGCGATTCGAGCGCCTCATGACGGTCACTCTTGTAGCGGCGGTCAGTCATGGCTTTTCCCAAGTGGTAGCCATCACCCAGAACCCCGGCGAGAACATCGTCACATCACGCTCAGTGATGACCAGCAGCGCGCCCGATGGCTCGACCCTGACGCTTACTACGTTGTTAAACGCCTTAACGCCTGCGTCCTTGGTGGTGATTTCTGCGAGGATCATTTGGCGCGCTCCTTGAGCAAGGCGTCGGCGAGTTCGTAGGCGCTTATCGCCACGTCCGCATACTCATCAAAATCGTCGTGAGTGTTTGGGTTAGAACAGAATCCCTGCATCGCCTTCGCAGCGAAGTAGTCGCGCATGGACATTCCGGGCCAAGCATAGTCACCAAAAGATATGGGGAATGCCGGGTCATTCTTTTTCATGAACGCGGACACCTTTTCGTCTGCGTTCATTTCCGCACCTCCGCATCAACCACAGGTTCAGCGAACCGGTTAACGTATTCCACGCAGAACGCCTCGACGAAGGGCTGGGCCTCCGGCTTCGCCATGAGTGCAAAGAACGAATCGCCCACAGCATCGGCCTCAAGCATGGACTCGAAGATCGACAGCGGGTCCTGACGGCAGACGAAGCGCGTAGACATCAACGTCTTGGCGTACTTCACGCCGCGCGGTGAGCCTTGCAGGGCTTCGGTGCAGTCGCGCTGCATCTCGGTGGCAGTGGCTTCGAAGTGGTCGACAAAGTCTGAAATCTCGTTCAGCTTCTCGACGTAGAAAGCTTCATCTTTGGTGAGGGTGTCGGGTGTGTTCATGTTGGTTCGTTGGTTAGGTTGGTGTTAGATCATTGGGCGCCGAACTTCTTTGCGCGCCACAGCCGATAGGCTTCTTCCAAAAGGTCTTGCGTGTCTTGGTCGCGGGGGTTCATTTTTTGGATGAGTAGAAGTACAGCAGGAAGAACAGAGGGAGGCCGATCACGCTGAAGCCGATGAGGAAGGCGATGCAGTGGATTAAAAGGCCGTTCATTTTTCAAAGCTCCAAAATTCCCTGTTCACAAAGAACCGAAAAATGGTCAATGCGACAGTCAGCAAAACAGAGCCTGCCAAGAATGAGAGCAAATGCTTCCACCAATCAGAAGGTTGGTCGATGAAGAATGTCCCAAGAGTGCAAAGCATGGATCCAACAAAAAACAAGCAAAACAGGCCAATAGAAACTAGCAGTCGAGTCCACGCAAACAGAGCGAATCTCACAGCTTCACCTCAAAAGACAGATGCTGGAATGCGCCTCCCTTGCCCGGGCCCACGCTGTACCGCACAGCAAAGCCCAGCGGCGTGTCCAAAACCAAGTGCGGCAGGATCAGCGGGCGCAGCTTGCCGACGTGAACAACGTTCTCGTATCCAGTCGCCAGCACCGCTGACAGACCAGTCTGCACAGGGCCGAACTTCGGGCCGTTGATGCTGTACCCAGCGTAGAAGGTGTTCCTGTCATAGCTGTTGCGGTAGCCGCCTGCCACCACACCGCTGTCCGTCACCACGTAGGCGCCAAAGTTCTCGTTGTTGTACGGGAGCATTTTCGTGCTGCCGTCGTTATACGTGCGCTCGAAGTTATTCGATGCGTGCTTGGAGACGGTGTGGACGCCGAGGGTCGCGGCTTGCACCTGGCCGGCGCTCAGCAGAGAGAAGGCATAGACGGCGAGGATGATGGCGATGCAAAGTTTCATGTTGGGCTCGTTGGGTTCGTTGGTTGGGTTTGTTTAGACGGCTGGGCCGAGGGCGGTGACTTCCACGACGTTGATGGCCTCAGCTAGAACCGGTTGAACGCACACATCTGTGACGCCTTCGATCATCCAGGCGCGGGAGCCGATCTTCTCGGGGAGGGAGGTCACTTCCTTGCGGGTGGTGACGGTGATGAGGTAGGTTGTGGTTTGCATGGGGTGTGGCAAGGGTGGCGGGTTAGGCCCCAAAGGGCCGGGCTGTCAGGCGGCGCGAGCGCGGTGGGCTGCGATCAGGGCATCGTCGGCCCGCTTCCATGCGTCGGGGTCGGCGACCGGCTCCCACTCGCCGAAGCCTTCGCGGCGAGCGTCGGCCTTCGCGTTGACTTCGGCTTGCTTGGAGCTGGCGCAAAGCTCGCAGCGGGCTGCGAACTTCTCGGCCTTGAAACCAGCCCAGCCAAGAGACATCGGGGTGCGCAGGACGTTGCGACCACAGGCGGTGCGCGACGCCATGCCGGAGCCGCTTTTGTTGAGGTGCAGGACGTGGGCCATGGTGTTTTCTCCGTTCGGTTGCGTGTTGCGATGTAGTTAATGTAGTGCCACGCGGCACGCCACGTCAACACTTTTTTCTAGGTATTTTCACTTGCTGTTACGGCATCCGGCATGCCACAATCGGCCGCATGGACAAAGATCAAGCGCAGTCCGCGTTACAGGACATCAACATTACCGAGTTCGCCAAGCGCAGCAAGGTGCCTCTTAGAACACTCTGGCGCCTCAAGCGCGGCCAGGGCAACCCAACGAAAGGAACGCTGACTCTCTTGAAGGCAGATCTCAAGAGGATCAACCCGCAGCCGGTAGACAACAAAGAGGCTTAGTCATGACAGACAACGTCGTCAACATCGACACGGTGTGGTCTGCCACCGACTACGCGCTGAAATACGTCCGACTCGGATGGCAGGTACTGCCGCTCGACCCCGGAAGCAAGAAGCCCCTAGGCCGTCTGGTGCCCAAGGGCTTCCACGATGCCACCAACGATCCAGAGACCATCAAGCGTTGGTGGAATCAGCACCCGGATGCCGGTATCGGCATTGCCCTGCGTGCGTCTGGGCTCGTGGCCGTGGACATCGACCCGCGCAACGGCGGCATTGACACAATCGACCAGCTAGAAGCGGAGCATGGGCCTATCGTCTCCGACGTGCTGGCGCTGACTGGCGGCGGTGGCGAGCATCGTGTTTTCTCGGCCAGTCTCGTGGAGGGCCTGCCCGGCACGCTGGGCCCCGGTGTTGATCTGAAGGCCGATGGCTACATCGCGGTAGAGCCGACCCTTCACCCGTCCGGCAAGCGGTACGGCTGGGAGGCATCCTCAAGCCCGCTCGACGGCATTGTGCCCAGCACACTGCCAAGCTGGATCAGGGACAAGTCACGCGCCAAGCTCACGGCGCCCGTCTCTACCGTTGTCCGCCCAGCCATCCCCGCTGAACGACTGGCAGAACTCACGTCTGCAATGTCTGCCATCAAGAAGCCTGACCGTGACACATGGTGGCGCGTCGGGATGGCGATCAACAACGCCATGCCCAATCAAGAGGGCTTCAGCCTGTGGGACGACTGGAGTCAAACAAACGGCGGGACCTATGACCCGCAGGACCAGATGAGGGTGTGGAAGAGCTTCCGACCCATCGGCCTGTCCGGCATCGGCATTGAATCGGTGTTCAAGATGGCGATTGATGGTGGATGGAAGGCCCAGAAGGTCAAGCAGCCTTTGGCGGCGAATCTCGAACACGTCAGCGCCGACGATGAATGCATCCTGAAAGAGTTCGAAGGCAGCTTCGATGTCTTGGAGCCGGTTGAATGGGTGCTTGAAGGCTTCATTGCCGCTCGACAGCTCGTGATGTTTGCCGGTCAACCTGGCGTGGGCAAGTCCACCGTCTTTTCTTCCATCGCCCTGCTCGTGGCTGGCTTCGGGCGGCAGATGGGCAGCGATGTGCCTAACGACAGATTCCGCCGTGTCGCCATCATCAGCGAACACCCGGAACAGTACCAACGCCTGTTCTTCGGCTTCATCAAGAAGTTCGGGCTTGTCCCGGCTGAGGTCATGCACATGGTCCGGGTCTTCCACTCTGCCCGCATGACGGCCGAAGAACTTCCGAAGGAAGTGTTCAAAGTCATCAAGAAGATTGGCGGAGACGAACCCCCTTTCGTTGTGGTTGACACAGCGTCTTCGGTCTTCGATGTCTCTGACGAAAACAACAACGCGGAAATCTCTTCCATGCTCATCGCCCTGCGCGAACCGGTCAGGCTCACAGGCGCCCCGGTCTGGGTCATCACCCACGCCGCCAAGGCCCTCGGGCGCGAGGATAGCGAAATCACCCCGCGTGGCGCCAGCTCCTACGTGGGCGACGTCCACGCGACCGGCTCGGTCTTCCGCGACAAGAACATGCCGGACAGCACGTTCATCCGCAGCCTGAAGAACCGGAACGAGCGGGAATACAACGAAATCGACATCCGCACAGAAGTTCAGTGGCACCACGTCACCGATGAACGTGGCGTTATCCAGCGCGTTGGTATCCGGCTGGGTGTGCCGATGATGTCTGGTGACCAGAAACGCAAGGATGCCGCCGCAAGGGCCTCAGAAGCCTCTAGGGAGGCCGATCAGGCAAAAGGGATGGACATCATGCGGGAGCGCGTTGCGATGGCTCTGGAGGCCGCTATTGCTTCCGGGCAGCTTTTGAGCGCAACGGACCTGGCTGAGAAGTTCGCCGGCAAGAAGTCGGCAAAGCTCGATTGCATCAACCAGATGGTTGCCATGGGCGATTTGGTTGTTACAGATTGGCCGAAAGAGCTTCGCCCGCGCGCTCAAAAGCAGCATTTCTACCGGTTCCCGCAAACAGACGTGAAAGCGCTTTTGGAGGCGTTTTCTGCTCAAAAAAACAGCACATGAAAAGCCAGTCCGAACCGGTTCCCGGCGAACCGGTTCCCCTTAAGGATAAATACGTTGGGAACCGGTTGTGGTGGGGGTATTAACCCCCCCCACACCGGTACCAGTTCCCCGCTACATCGGGAACCAGTGGGGAACCAGTGGGAACCGGTGGAACCGGTAGGAACTGGTAGTTGTAACGACAAAGGGAAATTGCATGCTTAACTAAGGACCAACATGGACACCAACCCACATCACCTTCAACGAACCCAAGACCTC